GTAATGCTTGAAGCTGTAGAGCGTTTAACGCGGGATCAAATGATAGACGCCGCCAGGGATTTCACCTTGCTATATAAAAGCGGCGGTAGCGGCATGGTACCGGTCAGCCATAGCGGGCTAAAGATAATCCCACTAAACCTGACGCCGGAACAGCTGGACTTTGTACAGGGGCAACAGTTCACGCGCGAACAGTTGTTTATGATTTTTGAGGTACCAATACAGATATTTAGCGGCGAAGCCTACGCAACCGGCGCCAACAGCCATAGGCGCGGTTTTATGGAAAACACGATACAACCAGAGTTAGACGATACCGCTAGTCAATATCAGTTTGAACTTGAAAGATTATTTAACGTTAAGCCGGCCGGCCGTTTTACACTCAAGCCGCCAAACGTTATACCGGTAGATGAAGAAATGAGGGCAAAAATAGACCAATTAAGACTAGCTACCGGCGTACCGCTTAACCGTATACTTGCCGGCCGTGGAGAAGAGGAAGTAATAGGCGGTGACGTTTCCCTAGTACCTTCTAGCCTGGTACCACTAGATCTTATTGGCGAAGGTTTATTATAGAGGCTTGGATATGAAAAAAAGAAAATTAGATTGGTATAAACACGCGCTAGCGCAGCAGGATACGCCGCTAACAGATGAAGAGTTATTAAGGTTTGTGGCCGCGCTATGCAAAAACCAGATGCCTATAGTAGGCATACGTAACCTTATAGAAATGGCGTACCGGCGCGGCGTAGTACAGGGCGCGCACTACTGTCACGTTAACATGCAGAAGCATGGCATAAGGCAAGTTAGGGATTGGATAGACAAGAAATTGCATTTAGAATGGCGCATAGAAACAGACTGTGAAGAGGTAACTTACCCCCCCATGATGAAGTAGCCACCTACTTAAGGTATCACTCTAACTTCCCATAAGGTTCCATTATCGGACGCTAGAAAACGGCCTAAAACGCTGATTATAGAAGAAAGAAACATAGACATCACGCTGGCCAGGCTGGAACGCAAGTATGAAAAGCGGGCCGCCGGCGCCTATGCTGATACCTGGAACGCCGGGGCGGCAGCATTTAGCCGCGCCGATACGCCGGCAGCTGGCGAAGCGTTAGCCGCCGGCGCCATCGGCCGCAAGGCGCGCCAGGTGTTCAGGAAACTCTATTATGATTTTTATTTTGAAACGATAGTAACTGTAGCCAGGCTAACAGATAAGGAGTTATCAGGTAACAGAACAAGCCTATATGATGCCGGCGTTATTTATTACCCGCCGGTAGCCGGCTTTGTGGAACTGCGAACCCTTACCCTATGGCAGCGCGCCGCGCGCCGGTTTATACGTCTATTTGCCGGCAAAGCTATAACCGGGATTACATCTAGCACATTAAGGGCATTTAAGCGCACAGTACGGCGCGGCACGGATCTAGGCGAAGGTACGGAAAAGATCTCTCGAAACCTGGCGAAGCAAAGCAAAAGCTTTAGTACTTACAGGGCTACCCTATGGGTAAAAACTGAGTTAGTAGCCGCATCTAACGCCGGATCTATAGCCGGCGCGCGTACGTCAGGCTTAAAGCTTAATAAAATATGGATTACTTCTATAGATGGCCGGGAACGTGCAACGCATAACGAAGCAAACCAGCAAACCGTACCGCTAGATGAACCGTTTATAGTGGGCGGGGAAGAGTTAGACGTACCGGGAGATCCTGGCGCAAGCCTAAAAAACCGTATGCGCTGTAGATGCGCGGTAGTCTATGAACCGATATGATAGACGATAAAAAGGCGCCGGCGGTACCTATGGAACTAATGGCGAAAGTTAGCTATCTTATTGGTATACTGGAACGTAAAGAAATAACAGAAATAACGATAAAAAGAACGAATAACGGTATTTTCGTATCTTACAAGAAAGGGGAGTTTTTTAAACTGGCTCCATAGAGTAGCCGGCCGCAAGTTATAGCGCTTTGCGCATACCCAAACCATAGAGATAAGGGCAACCGTTTAAACAACCGGTTAGCCCTTTTTTGTTACCTGAAATTATGGAATCACCTACGATAGACGCGCCGGCCGCTATATTCGATATAAACGCTATTACCTCAACCCTTCAAGTAGAGGATAACGCGGAACAGTACCGGGTTTGTACTCCTGAGATACGAACCCATGCAGACGGAAAAAAGGTAACGGTCAAAATAATGTCCGGCGAAGTGGCGCGCGATGGGATGATAGTAGAACCGGCCGGCTTGAACGTTAGAAATTACGAACCTAACCCCGTAATCCTTTGGAATCACGGCTTTTCTAGTCACGGTACTATCCCTATAGGGACAGCATCAAATCTCAGAATTAATGCCGCTGGTACCGATTGGCTGGCAGATGCCAGTTTTGATCCTGACGAATTTAGCCAGATGATAGGCAACAAGGTACGCGGCGGCTCTATTCGTGCTGTATCTATCGGCTGGATTACGCACGCGGCAGAAAACCGGGTAATAGACGGGCAAAATGTACGCGTAATTACAAACGCGGAGTTAACAGAATTTAGTTTTGTTGCCGTTGGCGCCGATCCGCGCGCACTGGTACAACAAAGGAATTTAGCCGGCATTAATGCGGCTATTAGAAACGCCATCAGCACCGATCCGCTTATAATGGAACTACGCGCCAGGCTTGAAGAACTTGAAACACTAAGGCAAGGCGCTACGGCGCCGATAGTCGAAACATTAGTAGACCCGGCGCCAGCCACGGCCGCGCCGGCTTTACCCGTTCCCGCTACGCCTATTATGCGATCCGCTACAACAGAAGAGTACACACAGCTGATACGTCAGCTACTGCCTACTATTGTACGCGCGGTCGATAACGCTATAGATATTAAAACGGGACGTTTATAAAATGACAGAAAAAACCAAAGTACCAGAAACGCCGGCAGCGGCGCCGGCTTTTGATATGGATGCGCTAACACGCAGCATTACGGAAGCGGTTAACCTGGCAGTAGACGCCAGAACAGAAGCGCCGGTAGCGCCGGCAGCTACGCCGGCTGTAGTACCGCAGGAACAGCGAAGCGCAACAGACCGCCAGGAAGCGCCAAAGGTAACAGGCCAGCGCGATACCGACGGGCCGGATGGCGTAAACATCCAAACCCACAGGATGCTGAAGCAAATTGCACTGCGCAACGATCAGGGCCGGCGGGATGTCCAGGCGCATATGGAACGTGCCGGGATGTATGAGGGCGCCGCGTGGGGGGAGCAGATGGGAGAAAAACGCGCCATCAGCCTTACATCAAGCGAGGGCGCCGCGTTTCTGCCTACATCGGTAGACAACCGTATAGAAGAGATACGTGAACAGTTTGGGGCTATGCGCCAGGTATGTAACGTGTTCAACTTCTCAAGCGGTTCGCACAAAATCCCGAACACTAGCGGCCGGCCCAAGGTTTTTGCCGTGAATGAGGGTTCGGATATTAAGATGAGGAAAGCCACGTGGGGCAGCGTAACGCTAGACCCGCTAAAGTGGGGGCTTATTCGTTCTTACTCTTCAGAAATGAACGATGAAATTGGCTCGCAGTGGGTCAGCAAGGTAACAGACCAAGTAGGGCGAAGCTTTGCAGAGATGGAGGACGAAACAGTCTTGATAGCCGATGGAACGGCTACCTACCACAGTTTAGACGGTATTATTGCAGCGCTGGCCAGTGTAGTGCAGTATACTATGAGTGCCGGCAATACTAGTTTTAATGACTGGACTTATTCAGACGGTATTGAGGCTATGAAGGTATCGCCGGCCGGCAACCGGAACACCGGCACACATGTCCTTCATCCCGATATGCAGCTGGTGATGGCTACTTTTGCCGATCCTGGTAATGCATACCTCTACCCTGTAAACGAAGAACCTACCCGGTTAGTACGGCCGGTAGTTTATACGGAAGCTATGCCGGCCATCGGCGCGGATGCGATTTCAACTAACTTCCACGCGTTTGGGGATTTCTCTTTTGTTACGATGGGATTCCAGCGCGGGGTAGATGTTAAGTTACTGGATCAGGCTACTATCCTGGATACGGATGATAGCACTGCTATCCGTTTAGGTTCTACGGATGCCCTGGCGCTGCGCTTCACGTCGCGTTGGGATGTCAAAATAGGCCTAGCCGCAGCTTTTACTAAGTCACGTACAGCGGCCGCATAAACCATAAAAATCCTTAACGGGATAAACTACAAAGCCTGGCCGGCTACCAGATGCCAGCCGGCCAGGCTGTAGTTTTTAAAAAGGTAAAGAGATGGCTACCTATACAATGAAAAGCAACGGCAGCACGCGCGGCGCCAAAACAAACAAGCTTTATATATTCTCGGAAGGTGACGAAATAGAGGCGCCAACCGATGAGTTTCCGCATTTAGGCGGCGGCGATTATGAGGTACGGCCAATGCGGGTAAAAACCACCATGCCGCCAGAAAGAGAGAAAACCACCATGCCGCCGGAAAAAGGCGAGTTGGGCGGGCCGGCAACGGTCAGCAAAAAAACCAAAGCAAAAAAGGCAGTAAAGTAACTATATGGCCACACAAGAAATAGCCGGCGGACTTGTGCGCAGTGTCACAACTAGCATAGCGGCCGGCACTAGTGAACCCGTTTCTTTTTTAGATCTAATTAATTTTACCCATACCGATGAAGAGATGGGTCAGGAACTGCAAGCCATAGCCAAAGGCGTACGGGAAACCCTGGAACGGGATTTAGAACTAGCTTTGGTTGTACAGACCATAACGGTAGACTATGACGGGCCGGCCGATGAACTACGTTTACCACGCATCCCTTTTGTTAGCCTAACCACAGTAAAGGAACGTTTGCAGGGAGTGTTACAAGCGGATATAGCCAGCCAGTACTACGTTATAGGTGATCGCCTACGGCGTACAGACGCCGCCGCGCTAATATCTGGCGCTACCCTTCAAGTAGTTTATCAAGCCGGCTACACGGCGGCGCCAGAGGACATAAAACACCAAATTAAGGTTTTATCCTCTACCCGGTTTGACTTGCGCGAAGAAACGGTAGAAGGTAAAGTAGCGCGACAGATACCCGGCGCCGGGCTAGATGCCTTGCGGCACTATAGAAGGTACTACTAATGGTACGTTCGAGCGAATTAACCCAAAGGATAGACCTACAAACCGGCGATGTACTTTCTGGCGCCTACGGTGAGGATTCTGTAACGTGGCAGCTATGGAAAACGGTTTGGGCTAGCGTAAAACCTCAAGCCGGCAGCGAGCGGATAAGGGCGGATAAACTTGATGGCGCGCAGCGTTTTTTAATAAAAATACGATATTTAGCCGGCGTACTGCCTACAATGCGGATTAAACACAAGGCTGTTTATTACCAAATTGAAGGCATTACAAACGTAAATAGCCGGGATAGGGTACTAGAATTAGTATGTACGGTAGATAATGGAGCTACGGCTTAACATACCAGATGGCCAGATACGAAAGTTAGTAGCTAACGTAAAGGCATACGAACGTACAAAGCGCCGGCGTATACAGCTTATTATAAATAAGTGGGTTTATAAGATACATGGCGACGCCGTACGGCTGGCGCCGGTTAACAAGAAAATAGGTTTAGGCGGCCAGCTGCGCAGCCAAATCCGCGTAGAAATAGAAATCTTGGCGGCGGCCGTAGTAGCCGGCGCCGATTATTCGATTTTTCAGGAGCTAGGAACGGGCCGCCGGGGGGCCGCATCAGGCGCGCCGGCTGTAGATGGCTATGTATATGGCGGCCGCGCGGGCATACCGGCACAGGCTTTTCTTTTTCCTGCATTTGAAAAAAACCGCCAGGGCTTTATAGATGAGTTAAAAGCGGAGTTAAAGCGATGAAAAGCGCAAAAAGGGCTATAAAAAAAGCCGCTAAAAGCTCTATAGAGGCACTACTAACCGCCAACGCCATTACAGCCGGCGTAACTGCTACCCCGCTAGAAACGGAGGTATTCCCCTACGTATTTATCGGGGATGAACTCGAAACAGA